GCCCATTTTCTTGGCTTCCCGCTTTCCATAGGCCTTTTCCCATTTAGCTATTTGCTTGGCGGGCCTTCCCATACTCTTAAGGTTCCAGAATTTTCTGGAAATATCCCCCATTTGCTCAATATCACTATCTGATCCACGCCAACTATCGCTGCCCTTTATGCCATTATTTACATAAACAACAACTACTAACTTCATTTTTTGCTGCTGTATTGCTACACAGATGGCATAACCATCACATAATAAATAACACCGACCATAAGGATTTGATAGTTGCTGTTTAATAACTTCCCATTGCTGTTTAGTGAGCTGCATCGGTAGTCTCCCGTTTAGCCGCATCCTTAACCAGCGCGGTAATAATTCCGCCCAACTCAGTACCACTTCAAAACTCCAGCTTATGTTTTTTATACATGCGCCAAGCCATGCTAGTAGCATAAGCCCACGGCCTACCTGAATCGGCCAGCAAAGCTTCAATCTTACCCAGACGTGCGGCATTATTAGCCTTAGTACCGATATTATGCGGCTTGCCTTTAAACTGCTTGGTGCCTTTAAAGCCAACCGCTTTCAAATGTTCCAGAACTTTAGCCCGGGATATATCCGTTAAATCCTTGGCGCTGTTAACACCGGCTATCTGCATCAGCATTTCGCGGTAGGTATCATCATCCAAGCCCAATTGCTTCTTGGCTATGTGGATCTTTGCCAGTTTGCCTTGCTTGATACGCGTTGCCAAGGTCGATATAGGTTTACGTATCTTAGGCATATGCAGACTCCTTTAGCTTGGCGATGCTGGTTTTGTAATACTCGCGCTCACCGGCTTCGGCTTCCAGCGCCTGGGCTCGCTGCAATAAATTATGATATCGGTTTTGGTCAGTTTTTGCGTACTTATCAGCAAGCCTTTTACACGATAGAGCCTTATCCCGTAATTGCTGAATAGTCATATCAACCCCTTCCAATGATTAGTCGCAGGGATAAAACCTATTTCCTGGGTTGTTACTATGATCCGTTTACTGGGATCGGCATTGCGGGCAGCTATTTTCCGTAGCATCTGCCTTTGCTGTTTATAGGGCGAGTCATATTTTCCGGTTAAAAATCTGAGCATTTCATCATTTTTAAGGCCCTGCTTACATAAACTAGATGGGGTCTTTAAAGCGCCTGTATAGTGGTTATTAAGCTTTGTTTCCTTCAATGGATTGCCTGCAAACCAGTCATCTACAACCTTGGTGTTATATATCATACTTTGCCCCTCGTATCCTGTAGGCTCAGGAAAATTAAGGGCTTTATTAAAAACGATAATATTTCTTAAGGTCGCGATGCTTAAGTCATATTTTTTACATATTTCGCGCCGATTAATAGTATTTCCATCAGCCATATCACACCCCCGCCAGATCAAGCGCCAATTGCTCAAACTTGCCTTTATCATCGCGCTCATAAATCCGCAGATAAGCTGTAGTACTGACTACCTGCATCGAATCCTTCAATGCCTGCATGGCTTGCTGCCATTGCTCATCTTGTATATCCAGATTCATCAAGGTATAAATCCGACCCAGACTGATCTTGCCCTCCTTATCGGTCTGGAAGGCATGTTCTACCAGCGCCTTTATCTCGATCCGACTGCCTTCCGTCCAGCGGTGTATGCACAGATCAACCAGTTCTTTAGCTGCATGCAGACGTTCGTCGAAAATCTTTACATCCGCCTGGGACAACTTGACCTGGTAGCGACCGTCAAAGCTGCTCAGACTGATATTGCCTTTGAGACCGCCTAACTTGATGCCGTATTTCTCGGCAGACAACTCGGCAAAGGCTTGTATATCGCCAAAGGCATCGGCCTTAAAATCGGCTAACAAATTACGCAAATCACAGGCTTTACTGACTATATCCAACACTAAAGCATTACGGGTTTTATCGATTTCACTGACCAGATCGGAAGGCACCAAGTGGCCCAGGCCATTGGTTAAATAACCGGCAGGTGTTTCATTTATATTTAAGTCTTGCATAGGATTCTCTCAATTTTTAAAAAAGGGCATCCCCCTTTGCAAAAGGGGGATTAATGGGGTTTATTTAATGCAACGGCTTCAACGGCTTATGCCATATCAGCTTTACTCCACCGTAAACAGCAGCATAGCTTCTGCACATCCGGCCATTAAAGTTGCCTTGCCCAGTACAGACCGAGACAAACTTTTGGGTTAATACACAAGGTTTAATCGTGATCGATGGCGAGTCGCCAAACTGCGCGGTAATAATGCCAAAGCCAAGGTTGGCAAGCTCTCCTGCAATACGCGCTACCTGCATAATGGCCACTGTTGCTACCGGTCTATTCAGCATTTGATAGCTTTTCATGGTATGTGTCTTAATGCATAACCCGGTTTTAAGCGGCTCTGGCAATACTTCATTAGTTTTCATAATTTTTCCTATGGCTATCAGCCAGATGTCTGGCTTTTTTGAGGATTAAAATAAGTTCATCACATTGCGCCGTATTTAACGTAGCGCAACGCATGCTGTCTTTGGTGTAAATTTCCAGCTTAACGATCGGGGCAGAAGAGCTGGCAACAACACCAACCATACTTTTATGAGGTAGCTCAATAGAGGCATTCAGTCTCATGATCCGGCCTAATGAACAAGTGGCTTGCGAGCCATAGCATGGATATAGACCAGCATTTGCTCTTTGGTCATACTCTTGGTTTCAAGGAAGCACTGGGCGGCATGGCATAAGAAATTACCCATTGCATAAATATTCTCCGTTTCTGCCTTGCTAGGATTAGCATCCTTATCAGACTCAAAAGCTATTTCCGCCGTAACCCTGGCCCCGACATCACTCTTTTCAACCGTTACAATCAATTTCATTGTTATTCTCCTTTGTGTTCGCAAGTTTGGCAGGCATCCCACCAGGCTAATTTGGCCGCACCACCAAAAGGACGCGGGGCGGTAGATCGGGTTTTACACTCGGACCGATCAATGACGCGTTCGGCATAAGGGCAGTTCACTACGTTGATATAAAACCTGGCAAACTGATTCAAGATCGGCGTTGGATTGGGGTAATTACCGGTGCTGACCATCCGTACCGCGCTATCTTTAATACCCAATTTTTCGGCTAATACCTTGGTACCCAGCTCGGCACGTTTGGCGTTAAAGGCGGCTAATAACTCACTCATCACTGCCCCTTTTAATAATGGCGTTGCTGTTTGGATCAAAAACATGACCACTCCGAGACCTGACGATAGGCGCTTTAGGTCCCAGATTACGTGCGACGGTATAGCTATAGCTGCCATTACTGGTCAGCTTGCCATCATCAACCCGCTCGATCTCCATCACCCCGGCGGCAACCAGCTTATTCAGCCATTTGCGTAAATTGCCTACCGGATTTTTCTCACTGCCATCGCAGATCGTTGTTTGAATCTCAATTAAGGTCATGCTTTTATTCTTGCGTAAAACCCACCAGGCACGGGCACGTAAGCCGCCCGTCCTGGTTCTTGGTGCTATTTGTCCTTGGCGCATTGCGCACTCTCCTGACTTGGTTATCGGATGAGGGTAAGTAAGTTATTTGGAACCTTTACGTAATGCCTTCATCGCATCCTCACAGAGCATCATTCCTTTGGTATCGGCCTCGGTTAATTCGGTTTTACCCAGCGCCTCTCCTAGCTCTTCAAGGGTTCGACAGGCATTGGATAGCAAGCGATAGCGACCACGAGACTGAATTAACGCTTGCTGGGCAATACCGCCATTGGTTTTAACCTCACACAACTCTTTCAGATAAAGCGTGCAGTCCTCGATATTGGCAGGCTTAAACCCAACCAGGGCGCTGATACGAGTCGCGATATGGGCCAGCTTATGTTCACCAAATCGATGCTTTTCGCTGTCATGGCAAACCAGGATCAACACTGACCCAGCCTGCTCGCAGATCCGGCGTAAGTATTCGATGCAGTCGGCTTTCTTATCCAGACCATGCTGGGCCTCATCCAGAATTACTGTTGGTTTGCGCTGAACAAAGGTTTCAGTGATGGCTTTTTGTTGCAAAAACCGCGTGCCACCAGAACAGCCCAACTCATAAGCCAGCAAGTCCCGCAAATAGGCCACCGTCATAGTCGGCATGCCTTCGATATGGATAGCGTTACGTTCCGCACCGATATTATCGACACAACGACTCTTGCCAGTGCCGGGCTCGCCAGCCAATAACAAAATACGAGCCTCACGCGGGGCGCGGGTTTCAACGCTTTCCAGCATCGCCATAAACAGCAAATGATTGCTGGTTTTTACATAATGATGTTTCATCTTTATAATCCTTACTTCATGGTGGTAAAAAGCCCTCTTGCTCGAACAAGATGGCGGGTGAAGGCGGCGTTAGCCGCCTTTATTCTTTAAGGCCTTTAGCCCTGCTATATATAAGATTGTTTCCTCGTTAGTCATTGGTTCTTTTTCTGGCTCTTGCTTGTTAAAATTACCCTCTATAATCAGGCTCTTTAACGGTTCTTCTTTCTCTCTGGGGATTACCGGTACCGGGATTAGCTCCTCCTCTTTCTCCCTGAATATCACCGGCACCCGCTCTAGCACCTCGCCTTCGATAACCCTCTCGCCTAACGTGATACCGGTACGCTTTTCAATAGTCGCTACTTTTTTCAAGGCATTTTTAGCCTGAGCCTCGCCGCGCTTCATAGTCGCCGCTTCCTGGCCGGTCACGTGGTAGCCGGTAGATTCTTTAAACGGTGCAACACAAATCAACTCGCCCTTCAGGTCTTTAACAATTACCTGGCTATAATCCATATAGTCATAAGCCACAACTACCTTATCCCCCTCGTAAGCATCCAGCTCCTCAGCCCTGAACAGCATGCCGCCATAAGGACTGACCATGCCCCGCTTCACTTTCAGCTCGACATGCGCCATAAACAGATCCGCCAATATCGCTTCATCCATCATGACCGGCATCCAGCCATTGGCCTTAAACTCATCCAGGCATTCTTGCGGGCTTTGGTGACGTATCTTGCCGGTGTTCGGGTCGCGCAGTTTCTTCAGGCTGCTATGCGGCTTGTTGTTCCACTTCTGCCGAAGGTTGATTTCCATCCAGTGCAGCGCCTCTTCATAACTACCGAACACATGGCCTGCACCAATCTTTTCCGCCCTGGCTTTCAGTTTGTCACGTAACTCCAACTCGCCTTTATCAGCAGCCTTGACCATCTGTGCGGTAATTTTCTTCACATTGCGGTGCGTCAGGCTGTCCTGATTCTTGGCCTGATAAGTTGCCAGTACTCGGCATTGTTTATCAGCCCAGGCATGCCAGTTTTCAGCAATGCCATTGGCCTGCGCATTACCGACGGTTTTTGGGTGGACGATGGTAATGCCCGCCTTATCAGAGATCGACTTAACCGGGTCCCCGGTAAACTTCTTGTTTTGCTTGATGATCTTGGTTGAGTCGGTTTGTAAAATACACATAACTCCCTGATCCCGTATCGCATGCTCCAATGCCCTGGCTATTACCTCAAAATTCTCGGTTAAACCCACACCAAACGGTGGAATATACCGTGTGGCCACATCGTGAAAATCCCATAATTCGTAGGTCACAAACTCGCCGGTACGCGGGTGCGGTGCGGTAAAATGGGTATTCCAGCCATCGGCATGCACTTCGTCCCAGGGCAGCATTCCGTCAGAGTTACGCGGTTGATATGACTGCTTAGCACGTAAGGCCATGCCCCGATGACGACCTTTAAGAACATCCATCCGGCTGTATTTATCCCTGATCCAGTTAGTCATCGCGTTGTAACCCAGGTCGGGATAGGTTTTAACCAGCTCCTCATGAATCAGCGAGTAACAGCACGACTGCCAGTTGTTATCCAGGCGCTGTTTTAGATCGACATGCCAGCTTTTTATCGTCATATCCTTTTGCCGGATGTTGGGGCAATAATTGCCTTGCTCCTTAAACCTGGCTACCCAATTAGTCACGGTAGAGGCTGTTAAAATGTCACCGGTTTTAGCGCTACCCGAGGCTTTCTGTTTGCACCGACTCAGTGCCGATACTAAAACATCAGACAAGTCACCTTCGACATACGCCTGGTTAAGTTCCCGTAATGCTTTGGTTTTATTGCCGTGGGAAGTCAGCCAGGCCATGATGACCTGTATCGCTAAGTGGATGTCTCGCTGGTCTGCGGTATATTCGCTAAGGTCGCGGTTTGTATTTCGTAGTGCAATTCCGCCATCCACTGACTTGTTGCTAACAAGCCCTTTTCGGTCAGGCTCCACTGGTCTTCCCACGCGTCCAATTTGACTAAGCCCAGTTCCTGTAGCTGAACACTTTCCTGCTCCCAACTCAGTACGATCCCTTGCAGAGGTGGATTGTGGCCTGCCATCGAGTAAGTTTTCTCTCCCCCCATCATCCGCAACATCCAGCGCAACTGGTACAAGCTCAGATTTCGTTCTATTTGAAACAGCTCCTCCCGAAATTCCTGGGTTAAGCTGGGTGCTTGTGGTGTTAAATTCGGCATGGTGTTGCTCCGTTGTCTCTATATAGTTGTTTAAATTCTCAGTTCTCCGCTTTCTCAGCACGGCAAATTGAATGTCTTGAGGCAGCTCTTTCAGGGCATACCATTGTTTTTTATGGCGGCCAGCGCCATCCCCTTCAGTAAATTTCCAGCCGGGTGGTTTTTTTGCCATCCGCTCAATTGTCCGTTTGCTTTTACCGATCACGGTAGCTATTTCCTCCGTATCGGCGGGGCGGTTAATGTCAGTCATAGCGCCTCCCTGGCATTTGGGCGTAGGTCTGTCCCCGTGCTAAGCTTGGTTTTTCCACAACAAAACTGTATAGGCAAGACCTTCATAATTATTGATAGATCACTTCAAAAATAACTGCTGCAATCTTGTTTCATGCCCGTTCTTCCTTGATCACCGGCGCTTGTGTTGGAACCTTGCGCCGCAATGCATGCGCCCCTTGCGGCTTGTGCGTTCCGTCCGCTTCATAGCGGCTGGGCCAAATAACCTTGGGATGTAGGCCTAACGCATCTGCTATACGTCTTTCCGCAACCGGAGAGCTGGACGTTAACGCTTTTGATAGTGAGCTTCCGCTGTTTAAGTTATGATCTTCAGCAACCGTTGCCAGGGTTTTTCCGGCTTTATTTAAGGCTGATTTAATGTCGGCAGGATGCCAATCAGGCGCAGGGATTTCTGCGCCCAAAGCGGCCTTTTTTGAGGCTTTCTTGTTCATGGTGTAAACTCCATTAATGATGTTTAAGTAAGCTATCTAACGAGATGCTATCTTATGAGCAAATTTGATCACAGTCAAGAAAATAATATACTCAAATTTGCTCGTCGCAATTATAACTATGACGCTTTTTGAATTTACTTTGGATTTAATATGATAATCAATAAGATAGAATTGCGACAAATGTCGCAATTAAATATTTATCTGTGTCGCAATTGCAGTATTTAATTGCGACATGGCAATAAAAGATAGATTCCTTGAGATAAGGAGCAAATTAGAGCTATCTCAAGCCGATGCCGCGAGCAAATTTGATATTGCTCTTGGTTCTTGGAAGAAATATGAAAAAGGCCCTAGTGAGCCTGGTTCTGGTGCATTATTGGGATTAGCAAAGGGTGGTATTAATATTAACTGGTTGCTGACTGGCATAGGTCCAATGCTAGTTACTGACTTAGGTGCGGCAGCTGCTGTACAGTCAAATCCTATCATTGAGGAAGAGCAGGAGTACGCCTGTCCAGTCGATCATGATCGGTTGCTCCAGGCGATTACTGAGGTCAATGCGGCGGTTAAGTTTCACCATGGTAGTAACCGGTTAACGGATGCTGAAATGGCAGTTGCTATTACGATGGCTTATGAAGAGATTGAGGAAGAAGAGCGGCAGGCTGTTCAAGCTGCCAAGGCGCGTTCACAAAGCATATTAAATAGGCTTGTTAAGCAAAAGTAACTGATAATTCAAGGATGTATTGTTTTGAACGGAAAAAAATACAACGCATATATTAAGAGCCGTCAGGGGGAAGTGCCCTTTAAAAATTTAACAATTAATGTTACTGTTAATATCTACCTTGCTGAAAATCAAACGTTTTCCAAGAATAAAACTAAAAGGAGGGGAAAATCAGGTGATAAACCGTTAAACCAGGCTGATGATGAAAAAGAATTAACGCCAAATATCTCGCATATCTTCAACGATTTTGAAAAAGTACGCCAAATATCGTGCAAATCCCAAAAAATTCAAAATTCGCTTGAACCCTTATTCCATATAGGTTCAGCTCATTTCGGTTCATTCCGCTACTACGCCAAATATCCCGGGTCTTCACACAAGGCCGGCTCGTTCCGGCTTTTTTATGCCTGAATTGTTGGCAAGAGTTGCGGGTGTTTTTTTGAAAGTGCGCCATAATTGCGCCATTTTTAAATTTAGACATTAAAAAAGGCCTTCGATTTCTCGTAAGGCCTTGATTTTATTGGTGGGGTGTCAGGGATTCGAACCCTGGACCTATGGATTAAGAGTCCACTGCTCTACCAACTGAGCTAACACCCCATTTATAATTTAAAAATACAACTCGTAATATTAAAGGATTTATTAAGTAA